ATATCAAAGCACCCTAGCAAACTCGACACTAGCTGACACCGTAGCGACAGTACAGAAATCAATTACTGTGGACATGGCTCGTTATGTAAAACAACAAGCACATGATTCCCTAATGCAGTTTGACGCTTCGATTAACGTAGCAATTGGGGTAGAAGCCGGAGCTAAAGAATGGAAATATGTGGGGCGGCTAATAACAACCACAAGACCGTTCTGCCGTAAACATGAAGGTAAGACATACACTAGTGAGGAAATAGCTAGAATCTGGAAAGGGTCATGGGCAGGAAAGCAGTCTGGAAATCCTTTTATCGTGCGCGGTGGTTATAACTGCGGACACCAATTTAGGCCAGTATTTGCCGCGTAGGAGAACAACATGCCAAAAGGTAAAGGAACATACGGAAGTAAAGCAGGAAGACCTAAGAAGAAGAAGAAACCTAAACGCTAGAGCCGACAACCTTACAGATCGCTTAAGATAGGTTTCCCCGTCTCAGTTATTCTAGGTCTTACTTGATTAAATCAACTGTTTTGCTACGCTGGCACAGTCAAGCCTCGGTAAGTCATTTAGCCAGCACCATCTTTATGTGAAGAGCGAGTGATTCAGCACTTGCGCTCGCTACCTAGAAGATAAGGCATAAATACCGGTATTAACGCTGGCTAAATGATCCATTTTACACTTCTTACTGGCACCCCGACTAGGAATCGAACCTAGGTCTAAAGTTTTGGAGACTCTTGTTTTACCATTAAACTACCGAGATATAAGATGTCCCATTTATTATACATTAAAATTGAAGCCTAAAAGCTAAATGTCGTAATCGTATTCTTCTGGTATCTTTTCGGGTGGTGTCCAACGTACCGGAATAACTACCCTTTTATTTTTTTCCCAGTTGCGAAAATACTCCCTTTTTTTTGGGCTTGTCTTGTAATGTACAACCTTTTCCCCCTTGCACTTTCTACAAGTCGCTGTTTCCGTGTAGCGGCTTAACATTTTGCGATGGGTAACAGTGCCAACGCCTAAACAGTGTGGGCATGTTTCAGTATATATTGCAGTCACTATAATTCCCCTATGAGTTTAACCACTCGTCATATGATTTAACTGGCGTTCCGTCAAGCCATAGTCCAGTGTCTTTGTCTACGGCAGAAAGGTAGATCTCATACTCTTGGTCGTTAGAGCCTCGCGCCTTAGTCTGCCAATTTTCGTTATATGCTAATTCCATTATAATTCCCCTTGAACATTAGATAAGTGTTCAGCCTGTGCCTCATACTTGGCTATCTGCTGATCTATTAATTCGAGCAAACCAAACGGTTCATTAGGTGCAGTAATTGTTCGTCTTTCTCTTTCGCCTTTCCAATATGCGACCATATTCCTAGCTAGTAGTACGTGTGTGGTGATTGTTGTCATGGCGATGCCCTTTTCCCTTTGATTGAGATTACATTATCAAGCATGTAAACAAAAAAGTAAACACCCAAAGACAAAATAGATGCTTTTAGTGTAAATTAATTTATATGTGCTACAATCGCAGATCAAACCAAACTCTTAAAGAGGAATCGTAACATGAGCGACGATATCGTGGGTACAGACAACGCAACTGATGCGCTAGTAACAGATCAGGCAAAGGCATTCACTCAGGAAGACGTAGATCGAATTGTAGCTGACCGGGTAACAAGACAGCAGCGCAAATTTGATAAGACAATCGAAGGAATTGATCTTGACGAAGCTAGGACGTTAATTGCAGATAAGGATGCACAGACGTTACAGCGACAGAAAGATAAAGGTGAATTTGATTCCGTCTTAAAAGGAATTGTCGAAAAGAAAGATGCTGAGATTCATAAGTTAAAGGGAAAATTGCACCTAACATTAGTCGATGGGGCTATTATAGGGGCGGCAAGCTCGAACAACGCAGTGAATCCAAATCAGGTAGCTACTTTACTAAAGAACAGCACTAGATTAGCAGAAGATGGTTCTGTTGAAGTGTTAGATAAGAATGGCGTAGCTCGTTATAACGAGTCAGGTGATTTACTATCTGTTAGTGAAATGGTTTCTGAGTTTTTAACAGTCAATCCGCATTTTGTTCGCGCTTCTAAAGGCGGTACAGGTTCGCAGGGTAACACTGGAGGCGATAACGACAGCCCAAGTTCTAAAAGTCGTGAAGAATTTGAAAAACTTAACCCTGCCAAGCGAATGCAATTCGTTAAAAGCGGTGGGACTATAACCTAAATTTAAGGATTATTTAAAATGGCTGAGAACACAATCACTGGTCTAGTACCAGAAATCTACGAAGCATTGGATATCGTATCACGCGAACTTACTGGCATGATTCCCTCTGTTACCATGAACGCTTCTGCAAATACTGCCTCAGTTGGGCAGGCTATTCGCGTAGACGTTGAACCTGCAGGAAACGTATCTAATATCACTCCTGCTATGAACACTCCAGACCCTACCGGGCAAACTTCTGGCTCTACTGACATTATCATTACTAAGTCGCGTGCGGCTGAGTTTGGTTTCGTTGGCGAAGATCAGAAAGGTCTTAATACTGGCGCAGGATATACCAATGTGCGTGCAGGAAAGATTGCACAAGCTATCCGGGCTGTCGTTAATGAAGTAGAGACTGACCTATGTGGTCTGCAGTCTACTTTCTCTCGCGCATTCGGTGCGGCAGGGACGGCGCCTTTCGGTACTGCTAACGATTACACTGATGCATCTAACGTCTTGAGGATTCTCAAGGACAATGGAGCGCCTTTACAGGACAATCAGTTAGTAATTGATACTGCGTCTGGTGTAAACCTTTTAGGCAAGCAAGCAAATGTTGCCGATGCCGGTAGTGATTCTATTTTACGTCAAGGTGTATTGCTTGATATTAACGGAATGCCAATTCGTGAGTCTGCACAAGTTGAAACTGTAGCCGCTGTTGGTAGTACTACTAACGCTGTGACTACTGCAGGACACGCTGTAGGGGTTACAAGCATTGTGCTTAAAGGTTCTGGCACTGGTACTATCCTAGCAGGAGATGTTATTGCTTTTGCCGGTGATACAAACAAGTATGTTGTTGTAACTGGCACTGGCGCTGTTTCTGGCGCGACTATCGTTATTGCCGCACCCGGTCTACGGCAAGCACTTCCTGCCGGTGATAAGGCGGTTTCTGTAGTAGCAATCTCTACTCGAAACATGGCGTTTAATCGCTCTGCTCTTGTTCTTGCTTCTCGCGTTCCTGCTCGTCCAGTTGAAGGTGATAACGCCTCTGACGTAATTATTATTACTGACCCACGTTCCGGCCTAAGCATGGAATTTGCAATGTATAAAGGTTACAGAAAAGTACGTTACGAAGTATCGCTTGCTTGGGGTGTTAAGAACATCAAGCCAGAGCATACTGCGCTCTTACTTGGGTAAATAAGACTAGCCTCACTCTCTTATGGGGGTGGGGCTTTTATTTGAGGTTAGCATGGCATTTTCTACCGATTCAGATTTAGCTAACTTGATTCCTGACATTTTAGAGTTAGGGATTAATTCATTCTCAGAGGAACACGCAAAGGCTCAAGCAGACATTGAGAGAACCTTGCGGATAAAGTGGTGGCCTAAAAAGAGGTTATCGTTTTCAGAACCAAGCAGTTATGCAGAAATGGACGCTACTAAATTGGTCACTACGCAGTTTATGACTACGTCCGTTTATTTAGTCTTGTGGAGATACGTTCTGCCACAGCTGACAAATTGGGTGGAGGGCGATAGGTTTAGTGCCATGATCGACTTCTACAAAGCACGATACAATGAAGAATTAGAGGCTGTTTTAGACGATGGGGTAGAGTATGATGCAGATGGGTCTGGTACGATTACAGATTTTGAAAAGCAATCTCAGCACGTTAACAGGCTTGACAGATGAAGCTAACTCTTAAAGCTGATTCAAGAGCATTTAAAAAAGCGTGGAACAAACGCGGCAAGAATTTATTAGATAGCACAAAAAAGGCGCTACTAATAACAGCGTTTGCAGGAATTGACATTATCCAAGACCGAACATCGCGATCAAGAAGCTATAAAGGTTCGTTCTTTAAAAAATACAGCCCTAAGTATAAGAAATTCAGGCAAGAAAAGGGTAGAGGCTCCCGACCTGATTTACAGTTTACTGGGCAAATGTTCAGCAGTATGACAGCTATCTCGAACTCTCGTCAGGCAGAAATATTCTTTACAAGACCTATAGAGGGCAAGAAAGCAGAAGGGAACGATAAAAAAAGGCCGTTTTTTGGCTTTAGTAGACCAGAAAAAAATCAATTAACTAGGGTATTTGAAAGGAACTTAAAATGAGTATTAGAGAGGACATTGCGGCTAACCTTGTAACGACTTTAGCCAAAATAGTAACTCCTACGTCGGTTAAATACGTAACTAGGGAGCCGTTTGATTTTGATAGGTTATCAAACGCTCAATATCCTGCTATTCTAGTAAGAAGCGCAGATGAGGTTAAGGAAGATGCAACAATGACCACAAGGAGTGGCACAATAAATTATGAGTTAGTCTGTTTCGTAAAAGGGAAACTGTTAGACCAAGCAAGAAACAATATTATCGAGTCGGTTGAGGAAGGGTTAGAGGTTGACCGAACTTTAGGGAATAAGGCTGTAGACACGCAAGTAGTTAGCGTTGAGGTAGATGAAGGTTCAATTGCTCCTATTGGGGGGGTTATTATTACAGTTCGCGTCCTGTATTATTACGTTCGCGGAATTACTTAAAATTATTTAACTTAAAGGAAGTACAAAATGGCTATTAAATCAGGAATTGGTGGCATTATAAAAACCAACATAACCGGTTCAACGGTTGCGGTTGTTGGCGAAATAAAATCTTTTGCTTTTGACGGTACTGCAGACACTACTGAAACGTCTGTAATGGGTTCGGTAGCGAAAACCTTTATTACAGGGCTGAAAGGGTACACGCTTACGTTTGACGCTTTTTGGGACGAGGCTGACGCTCAGCAACTCCTTTTAGACGAAGGCGCAGATATTGATTTTGAATTGTATCCTACTGGAGCCGGTTCTGGTGAGACACTATTTACTGGTGGTGGAATCGTAACATCGCGTGCAATTAGCGCGTCTTTTGACGGAATGGTTGAAATGAGCGTTTCCGTTCAGTGTTCAGGTGCAGTAGTTGAATCGCAAGTATAATTGACTAGAGGGGATATATTGTGGGATTAGCTAAAGAGTTACGAGCGAAAAGGACTATTCAGTCCAGAGAGGTCGTTGTTCCTGAGTGGGGTGATAAGGATGAACCGTTCAAATTATATTGCAGACCAATAACTTGCTATGATTTGGACGTTTTACAAAAGAAGCATCCTAAGTTTTTACAAAATCAGACTATCGGGGCGATGGTTGATTTAATCGTGATGAAAGCAGTTGATGAAAATGGCGAGAAGTTATTTACTTCTGGTGAAGATCGTATGGATTTGATGGGTGAAGAAACTACCATTATTTCAGAAATCTCTTCTCAGATGTTCGCTGATATTGAGTCAGTTGAGGCACACGAAAAAAACTAACTAGCGATCACTCAAGAATGACAATGTTATCTTTGGCTGATCGCCTTCACAAGAGCATAGAAGAGGTTGAGCAAACGCCACTTACTCATATTAACGAGTGGGTGGCATATTTTAAATTATCTAGTGAGCGAAAAGAATGAAACCTATTAAAATAGCCATTGCAGGACTAGATAATACTGAACAAATGTTTGCTAGAATTGGTGCTAATTTCGCCAAAGTGGGAACAGCTACCAAGAAGCTACAGGCTCGATTCCCTAAACTAACTGCTAGTTTTGCCGCAGCATTCAAAGCACTATCAAGCACCATTAAGTCGATCGTTAAACTTGCCGGAGGCTTGTCTATCGCGTTCGGTCTTGCGTTTGCCGTAATCACCGTTCAAACCATGAAGTCTATAGATGCCCTCGGGAAAATGGCGTCTAAGATTGGCTCTACAGCCGGTGCGGTAGCAAAGCTAAACTTTGCCGCTGAACAAACTGGCGTCTCCGCTGAAACAATGAACATGGCGATGCAGAGATTCACTAGACGAGCGGCAGAGGCCGCGATTGGTACAGGTGAAGCTAAAGGCGCTCTAAAAGAATTAAACCTAAACGCAAAAGAATTAATTAAACTGCCACTAGAAGAGCAGATGATTGCGCTGTCTAAAGCGTTTGAGAAAGTCGAAACCCCTGCGGATAAAGTTCGTTTGGCGATGAAGCTGTTTGACTCAGAAGGTGTTGCTCTTGTAAACACGTTAGGGAAAGGCGAGGCCGGTCTAAAAGCGATGTTTAGCGAAGCCGAAGCTCTTGGTCTAGTGTTATCAGAGGACGCAGTAGATGGAGTGGAGGCGGCTAACGATTCTGTCAATAAATTAAAGAAGCTCTTTGTTGGATTTAGTCGGCAAGCAGTATCAGCGTTCGCCCCGGCTATCGACGAGATTGCCCAAGCGTTAACTAGAGTTGGATTGTCTGCCGCCGATGGTGATGTAGCTAACGTAGGGCAGATTATAGCAAGCTCTATCGTGAGCGGTTTAGCCACAGTCATTAAAGCCATAGAATCAATGATGAACGTGCTTGGTGCAATGGCGCATGACATTAAACAAACATATCAAAACTTCTTCCCTGACGCGGAAATGAAGAAAGACAAGGATAGGCTAAACGAAATTGTTGGGATATTGGGTAGCCTTGAGCGCGGTAATTCAATCTCAGGAAAAGCTCTGTTCGCTGACATTCCTGCGCTTAAAAAAGAACTAGAAGAACTACGCGCAAAAATGGTCGAGGAAGAGTTCGTTCCGTTTAACTTTGACAAGCTAATAGAAAAGCTACTCCACATTCAAGCCATAATGGGAGATACAGCAGACGCGGCTTTTGAGCAGGGTGTAGCTCACTTAAACGAGCAAATGCTAAAAGGGATAATCACAGCCGAGCAGTTCACAAAAGCGTTTAACATCTTAAAGGACGAGCTTAAACCGTCAGGTGAGCCAACTGTTATTGATGAAATAATCACGATAGGTAATAGAAACCCTTTCCAAAGACTTATTAGCGCGGCTTTAGATTTTAAAGATCAGCTTGGATTGGCATTTAAGAACGTATCTGCGGCCGCGTTTGACTTTGACGCAAGCATGGACAGTGTAGTAACCGGAGCTATCGGAACTATCACGCAAGGGTTTACTGATGCCATAACAGGCGCTAAAGACTTCGGTACAGCGATGGCAGACATGGCGAAGAGTGTCATTGATTCGCTTATAAAGTTGTTCGTCCAATATATGATAGTCATGCCGTTGTTTGACATGATGTTCCCCGGAGTAAGGCCGGGTTCTGTAGCCGCTCCTTCAGTACCAGTAGTGGCCGCAATACCGGCAGTCGGAGGAACGCCACCACCATCGTTTGACGGAGGCGGTTATACTGGCAATGGCGCACGTAGCGGAGGCGTAGACGGAAAGGGTGGCTTTAATGCTATCCTGCACCCGAATGAGCAAGTCGTGGACTTTACTAAAATGGGTTCAAACTTTTCACGAAATACTAAAAATAAAAATGATGCCGTAGTCGTCAATCAAACTATTAATATCACAACTGGTATACAATCAACGGTCAGGGCAGAAATTGCCTCTTTAATGCCTCAGATAGCACAGGCCGCAAAAGGCGCAGTGGTAGACGCAAGATCGAGAGGCGGTAACTTTAGCAAAGCAATGGGAGCATAATTTATGCCTTTAGCATTTCCTAGCGTTGGCATACAGAATATGTCGTTGAGATTGAAGCGAACAGTGGCGGTTGCAGAGTCCCCTTTCACGCTAGACACTCAAGTATTTAAACATCAAGGCGCTCGTTGGGAAGCGGAAGTTACTCTGCCACCCTTAAAAGGAGCTAATGCATCCGTGATGGAAGCGTTTATTATTGGTCTTCAAGGCCGGTCAGGTACATTTACCTTTGGCAACCCTCTGCATACAAGTTCAGCCACAAGCACCACGTCGGGAATTACTGCGATCAGATCAGAAACTTTGACTACAACGTCAGGGGGTTCTGCAGTAGCCGCAGGAACATATTTTCAGCTAGGCGATTATCTCTATATTGTAACTGAGGCTAAATCAAGCGGTGCAGGGACGTTAAAATTCCAACCGCCACTGAGAGGCGCGATTGCTAGTGGTCAGGCTTTAGATTTTACGCTGCCTAAAAGTCTTTGGAGGATGCAATCAAATGATATTGGTTGGAGTATAAATCAAGCCAGTATTTACGGATTTAGCTTTTCATGTTGTGAGGCATTATGAGTAGAACATTAACGAGTGGAATGGCAGGAATTACTACTGACGCAGAGGTTCGCCCGGCTTATTTTGTGCGTATGATTTTTGATAGTTCAGTGTTAAATATGTGGTCAGGCGTTGGGGATATTACTTTTGGAGGTAACACCTATACAGGTACAGGCGATCTATTAAACATTAGCCAGATAACAGAGGTTAGTGAGCTTGAGGCGACCGGAATAAACGTAACCCTTACCGGGCTAAAATCTTCTTTCTTGGTTATTGCTAAAAACGAAGAATATCAGGGAAGGGCGCTTATTGTACATTTAGGCGCGTTTACATCGGCAGGAGCTTTAATTGCTGACCCTGTAATTGTATTCTCTGGGCTAATGGACACAATGACCATTACTGAGTCTGGTGAGCATTCCACAATTACAGTAGCAGTAGAAAACAAGTTAATCGCGTTTGAAAGAGCAAAGGTTAGGCGTTATACGTCAGAAGACCAAAAGATAGACCACCCTACAGACAAGGGCTTTGAGTTCGTAACCGCTATACAAGAAAAAGAAATCATATGGGGTAGACCTACTGGTGTCTCGCAAGGTGGAGGCGGTGGAAACTCTGGTAACCGAGGAGGCGCACCAACATATCAATATTAAAGGGGAATGTCATGTTATTTGCACACGAAAACTTATCAAGCGTACAAGAAGATATAAAACCATTACTAATCAAACACTGGGAATTGGTTGCATTAAATCAGGGCAAAATTAAGCTGAACCCGAATTGGGAAGAGTATGCCCGGCTAGATGCCGCAGGAAAGCTCAGAATATTTACAGCTAGAAATAAAGAGGAACTGGTCGGGTATTGTGTTTTGATAATCGGCCACAGCATTCACTACAGAGATCATATTTTTGCTAATAATGATGTGACTTTTGTTCTTCCCGAACATAGATCGGGCGCTACAGGTTATCATCTGATAAAATTTGCAGAAGATTACTGTATAGACAATAACGTATCACTGTTAAATATAAATACGAAGGTTCACATTCCTTTTGATAAGCTACTTTTAGGAATGGGGTTTGATTTAATAGAGCGCATATATTCTAAATATTTAAAATAAAGGTTAAACAATGGGACTCTCATTAATAGCAGGAATCGCGGCATCGGCATCAACGGCAATAGCCGCAGGGACTATCTTTAGTTGGGCGGTTGCCGGTATGTTTGCTCTTGGCGCAGGGCTATCAATGGTTTCTCGCGCTTTAATGCCTAGCCCTACCATGAGCGCACAAATGGGCGGTCTGTCTGTCACCACAAGGGATGCCGCGCACTCAAGGAAAATAATCTACGGTCGTGCTAGAATTGGCGGCAACATTGTCTATTTGGAATCCACCGGAACAGATAATAAATACCTCTGGCTTGTCGTTGCCGTTGCCGGGCATGAAATTGATGCTTATGAAAGTGTCTGGTTTAACGACGAAAAAATATATGACGGTTCTAATTACCTTAATAATTGGGGCAATGTAGTTGATATCTCGTTCTATACAGGAAATCAAACTGCGGCCGATTCTGATCTAGTATCTGCATCCGACGATAAATGGACAGCTGACCATAAATTATTAGACACTGCGTATATGGTTCTCAAGTTAACGCATGACGTTGACAAATTTACGAGCGGTCTACCTAACATATCCACTATTATCAGAGGGAAAAAGGTACTTGACCCAAGCAATAACTCAACTGCATGGTCACAAAGCCCGGCGTTATGCACGTATGATTATTTGCGTAACGCTAAATACGGTCTAGACGAAACAGCGGCTAACATTCTTACTTCTTCGGTTATAGCGGCTAACATAATATGCAATCAAGACATACCTTTAACAGCCGGTGGTAATCAGAAAAGATACACGATAGACGGAGTAGTTGACAGCGCGGACACGATACAGACTAACATCGAAAGAATGCTTGGCTCTATGGCCGGTCGTTTAATTTATTCGGGAGGTAAGTTTGAGGTTCATGCCGGTTCTTATGTCGCACCTTCGTTTACCGTAGACGAATCACAATGCGTTGGCGAGATCTCTGTCCAGACAAAACAGTCCAGAAGGAACGCATATAATGGCGTAAAAGGAATATTCCTTTCTGAAACTGATAATTATGTCCTCGCTGACTACCCGGCACAGGTATCAAAGACGGTTGCCGGGTCTTTTGTCGAGGGCAAGCGATACAAAATACTAGTTATTAACAACACTGACTTCACAGCTATCGGTGCGTCTGCTAACACTGTAGGCGTTGACTTTACCGCTACAGGAGTAGGGTCAGGAACAGGAACAGCATCCTTATTCTTGGCGCAAGACGTTGACTCGATGTTCTTGGACATGGCTCTGCCGTATACTACTAACCATGTTCGCGCTCAGAGGCTCGCTAAGCTCGCCTTACTGCGATCACGACAGCAAGAGTCCATTGTTATACCTTGCAACCTAAGTGCGCTTAGATTCAAAGTAGGAGACAATATCAATGTCACTAATATCCGGTTAGGTTACTCGTCAAAAATCTTTGAAGTAGTCGGTTATGAAATGGACTTTTCATCAGACGGTCAGATCGTTGTAAATGTTCAGGCGATAGAAACTGCAAGCGCGATTTGGGATTGGTCGGCAAGTGACGAGGACGTCTTTCTTGGTGCAGGAGAGGTTGAACTTTATGACGGAAAGGTCGCTACGCCTCCTACGAATATAAGCGTAACAAGCGATAGTTTCTTGGCTGACGATGGTACGTTTAATTCGCAGTTTAAAGTCTCATGGACGAACGCGGATGATGCATTTACTGATAGGTATTTAGTGGAATGGAGGATAGGCAATTCTGGCGCTTATTTTTCCATGACTACAAAATCAAGTCCTTTTCAGATAACTAATCTTGTAAACGATGCTGTCTATAACGTCCAAGTAAAAGCGATTAATGAGCTTGGCGTAACTAGTGCGGCCTTGACCGCGACACCTACAGCGGCTAAAGACACGACTCCTGCCGGCGTTCCAACTAATCCATCGGCACAAGGTGAGTATCGCCAAATTACAGTGTCATGGACTAATCCATCAAACACAGATTTAAAATTTGTAGAGGTGTTTAGGTCTGATACCGTAGGAGGGACTTACAATTATGTAGGAAATGGCGACACTTCTTTTATTGATACTGATTTAGATACCCCTAGAGAGTATTTTTACAAGATTAGATCAGTTGATTTTACGTTTAATAAATCAGCATACGCGGCTATTGTTAGCGCAACATCTAAAAACGTCAATATTACTGCGCCTGATAATCCTAACGTAACTATATACGATGGTGATTCTGGGTTAGCTCCCTCAATCACAAGTGCTAGAGCAACGGTTCTTACAAACACAAGTACGTTTTATTTAAAGCAAGATTACAAAGAATCGTTAAAGCTACACCTGTCTTATCCAGTAGGGGCATTAACATCTGGTTCTGTATCAGGTCAGGCTAATGCCATTAACTCAACAATGGCAGATTTTAAATTCCAAGTCTTTCATGCACCGACTAGCGACGCCTCTAACTTTACACAATTAGGCGCAGATATAATTTCTGTTAGAAGAACAACGACAGGCCAATTAATTAGCAATTACTTTGTTAAAACAACTGATTTAGGCAGTGGAAACTTTAGGGCTGATTTACAGACTCAATCTCAAGTGCA